TAAGTTTGACGAGGGTGTGACTAAGCGCAGTGAAGCGTACTATGTATTGAGTGAGGAGGATTAGTTATGAAGTTACAAGTAACGCCTGAGATGCTTACTAAGCTGAAGCACTTACTAGAGAACACTGATATGTCTGTTCATGGCATTAGTGTTGAGCTAGGTATGTCTAAAGCTACGGTCAATCAACGAGGCAAGAGTCTTGGTGTTGATATGATGGCACGTACTCGCAGAATCAAAGCAAAGAAACTAAACAGGGACAAGGACAGGCTGAAGAATCCTTTGTCTAAGATACCTGACAGCATGACTGGTGATGGGTATTCTTTAGAGTGGCTGAGTAAGAGGTGGTGATATGAGTAACTGGATACCAACTAATGAACTACGGTTTGTTGAGCGTAAGATTAAGTCAAGACGTAAACAATACGAAGGAGACAATAATATTCCGTATACCACTAAAACTTTCCTTCAGCAGAAGTGGCAGTCTGATGATAAGCGCCCATTCTATGCCTGCTTTATGACTGAATGGCGTGATGTACCTGTAGTGGAGGAAGAGTGATGAAGCTAACCCTACGTGAGCTATTCATAATTGAATCTGCATTAAGCATAGCTTCTAAATTCTACCCTGATGCTAAGGGGAGTCTTACTCAGCTGGTTAAAAAGATTAAACAGATGCAGATGGAAGCAGAATGATGACATTTGAAGAATGGTGGGAACAAGTAGAGGCATACGGGCTAGGATTACCTGAAGGGTATGTCATTGTACCTGTAGAGCCTACAGAGAAGATGATTGATGCTTTCTGGAATGCTGTAGAAGTAGGTAATGAAGCTAAGTTGATAGATGTGTTTACAGCAATGATTAATGCCGCACAGGAGGATGTATGAACTGGTCATACGATAGTGGTGGACACCATAAGGATCAGAAGAAGTTTGAAGAGAACTTCAAGAAGATCTTCGGAGCACAATGGCCATGCCCAGAGTGTGGCAATGACTCAGCCAAGGGGCATAAATTAGATTGTGCAAAACACTGGAAGAATAAGAATAAATAGGTTTTACGGAGGGGTGGCTAATGATACCTGAAGCTCTAAAGAAGTACGGCCCAACAGACACCATGCGCAGACATAGAATGGATGAGGCTAATGCACATGATTACGACATGGCCCTAAGTCGAGGTGATACTTGGTATAGGAGGGATAAGCCATGCCCTAAGTGTGGAACCCATCTGTATTATGTAAAGCAGAAGAGCACCTGTAGGAAGTGTAAGTTAAGAAGCACTAGGGCAAAAAACTGCAAGAAAAAGTTCCTTCACGGAAACAATATAGATCGAAGGTTTATAGATAACCTGATAGAGGATAGGGAGCTAAAAAGCCAGTTAAGTGAGGTTTGGGATTAAATACACCTCAAGGCCAGCAATGACGAGGCTTTCGCTCTTAAAACACCCATTAATAGACTGGAGTGTGTACTAGTCCGTGATTACTGATACAATGCTTGCAAATATCTTGGGACGCTGTTAAGCACTAGGAGGCATCGTGAGCAGACCAACCAAGTACGGACAAGACGTACTAGACAAAGCATATGAATACTTAGACAACTTCAAGAAGCATGGTGTAGTACCAAGCACTGCTAGGCTTGCTCGTATCCTTAATGTGGCACGATCACAGTTGTATGTATGGCGTGATGAATACCCTGAGTTTCAGGACATATTAGAGGCTATACAGGCAGAACAAGAGGCTTTGCTGATCGATAGCGGCCTTACTGGTGAGTTCGTATCACCTATCACTAAGCTACTCATGACCAAGCACGGATACTCTGATCGCATAGAGCAGGATATGTCATCATCTGACGGCAGTATGTCACCTATAGGCATTGAGCTTGTAGGTATCGAGCCATCACAGAGAGACTATGGCGATGAGTAAGGGTAAGCTCAGGGTTCAGCTACCGGCCAAGATGTACAATATCTTTGATGGTAAGGCCCGCTACCGTTGTGCCTATGGTGGTCGTGGATCAGGCAAGACTAGATCGTTTGCCATCATGACTGCTGTACGAGGCATGGAGTTAGCCAAGGCAGGTAAGTCTGGCATCATCCTGTGTGCTCGTGAGTTCATGAACAGTCTAGCTGACTCTTCGTTTGAGGAGATCAAGCAGGCGATCATGTCTGACAAATACCTAGAGTCATTCTACGACATAGGACAGAACTACATCCGCACTAAGGATGGTCGCATCTCATACGCCTTTGCCGGTTTGCGCCGTAACCTTGACTCACTCAAGGGTCGAGGCTTTATCCACATCTGTTGGATTGATGAGGCAGAGACAGTCAGTGAAATGGCATGGGCAAAGCTAATACCTACTGTCCGTGAAGAGGATTCAGAGATCTGGGTAAGCTGGAACCCTGAGTCAAAGCTATCACCTACGCATAAGCGATTCCGTGAAGAGACACCAGATGACTGTAAGATCGTAGAGATCAACTACAGTGACAACGACTGGTTCCCAGAGGTACTTAACCAAGAGCGCCTAGAAGATAAGAAGAAACGCCCTGATTCATATGAATGGATTTGGCTCGGAAATTTCTTAACTCACCATGACGGTGCATATTATAACATCGAACTGCGTGATGCTCGTGACGAAGGTCGTATTACCATCGTTCCATACGATAGAGCACTACCAGTAGTGACTGCATGGGACTTGGGTATAGGCGATAGCACAGCGATTACGTTCGCACAGTTCCACGGCTCAGAGGTTCGCATCATAGACTTCTACGAGAACTCAGGTGTAGGTCTGGATCACTATGCTCGTGTGCTACAGGATAGAGGCTATCGATACGATCAGCACATCCTACCGCATGACGTTAGGGTCAAGGAGCTAGGTAGTGGTAAATCACGCTACGAGACGTTACAATCTCTAGGAATTAATCCGATCACCATCGCACCTCAACTTCAAGTAGACGATGGCATTCAAGCTGTACGGTCCATGTTACCGTTATGCTGGTTCGATGCCGAGAAGTGCGACCATCTAGTAGAAGCCCTCAGAGCATACCATCGAGAATACGATGACCAGCGCATGACATGGAAAGGCAGACCTGAACACGATTGGTCGAGCCATCCAGCGGACTCATTCCGTTACTTGGCAGTTGGATACAGAGAGCGTAACTCTTGGAAGGGTGGCGCAATTAAACGAAACATACAAGGTATAGCTTGATGGCTAAGAGAAAGATTGTTGAGGGCGGCGCTAGTTTATTAGATATGCTTGGCAATGGGCTTCGCATAGGTGACGAGGCCCCATTACCAAATCAACCAAGTAGCGCAAATATACTAGGCCAAAACGTACAACTTGGTGGCTCATCATCAATCAGGGATTCGGCTAGACAGTACGCAGAGCAAAACGGTATTCCGTACTATGAGGTATTAGAGTACGCTAAGGTTAATCCAGAGTTTGCTTCAAAGATCGCCAGAGAGTACGACTTAATGGCGCACGATCCAAGTAACCCTAATGTTCAGGCCGCATACAAGACCCTTGCTGATGAGACTATGGCTCAGTACGAGAAAATGCTTTCTGATGGCATCAAGCCTTACTTTATTAAGGGTGATGATCCGTATGCCGCTAGTCCGTACCTATCTCTGCTTGATCTGACTAATAACAAGCGCTTGGGTGTATTCCCAACAAGAAGTGGTTTTGGGTCTGACGCATCATTCGATCCTAAAGGTAATCCTCTTATGGAGGAGACTGGTCTTACGCTAGACGGTGAGCCATTGTTATTCAATGACGCATTCAGGGCGGTGCATGACTACTACGGTCACGGCAAGCAGGGTGTTGGGTTTAGAGCGTCAGGTGAGGAGAATGCATTTAGGGCTCACTCTGGTATGTTCAGCGATGATGCGGCTAGAGCAATAGCATCTGAAACTCGTGGCCAAAACTCTTGGCTGAACTATGGGCCTTTCGGTGACACCAATAGAACTGCTACAATAGACGAAACAGTATTTGCTGACCAGAAGACAGGGTTATTACCTAACTGGGCGGCTATGCAAAACACACCAAGAGCGGAGGCAAGAAGGAATGACTTCTTCGAGCGTATTAGATCTGGTGACGCAGGAAATATGCGAGGGCTTACTGGAGCAATCACACCAGAAGGCAACCTGCGGCTCATCCATTACACAGGCAAACCAATTGACCGTATTGATCCCTCATCCTATGGGTCGGGGCTATCTGGCCGTAC